TGCCGGCGGCGATGCGCTTGCGTTTTGCAGCGATATTGCTGTAAAGGCCGCGTTTAGCCATTATTTCTTACCTTTTTTGGTGGTTTTCTTGGGTTTTGCCATGCCGGCTTCGCTCATGGCGATTGCTTGCTTGCGGGACTTCACCACGGGACCTTTTTTGCTGCCCGAATGCAGTTCGCCTTTGCCGTACTCACGCATGACCTTGGCGACCTTCTTTTGGGCTTTAGTTGGTTTTTTAGCCACAAAAATTACCGCTGTTACCACACACGATAGTTGGTCTTGCCCAGGTTCTCTGGTTTGGCAAGGTTGAAGGTTTGGAGGCATAGGTAGCCCAAGGCGTCGAAGGCGTGGTCTACACCAAGGTTTTTGTTGGGGAGGCCTGTTCCAGGGGAATAAGTCAGGGTGCGGAGGGATTTGATGAGTTCTTTGCACTTGGGGTGGATGAAGAGGCGGCGGGTTCCAGAAGCATCGAGGAGGGCGGTGTTGACGCAGGTAATCTTGTCGCGGATTTTCCAGGGGTTGCGCGGGCTGGAAACTGTGAAGCCGCTTTTGCGGAGGATGTTGTGGTCGGTGGCGCCAACGCCGCTGGTTTTGCGGGCGCCACCAGTGGGGTCGGGGCAGGCGATGATGCGGCGCTCCACGCCGTAGCGGGATTGGATTTCTTCGCACAGGTCCCAGGTGGTGGCGCCGCCGGTCATGATGATTTCGTCGAAGACCCAGAGCACGTCGCCTTTTTTCACTGCGCAGACCGCGCTCATCGGGTCCACGTTGAAGTCCACCCCAAGCAAGAGGGGTAGAACGGGGAGGTCTTGGACGGTTTTGTCGATGTTGTCGTCGCCGAATGAGACGGCAACGAGACCGCTGAGGTTCTCGAAGCTCGCCTCGAACTCCTGGCGGAAGGTGCGCGGGTCGAGTTGGGCGCGGGCAGCTTCGATTTCTTCCGGGGGGACGTTATCGCCGTCAATCGTCGTGAATTGCCAGCGGCTCCAGTCCTTGTCGCCTTCCTCGCAATAGCACCAGAGGTCGTAAAACCAGCTGGCGGTGCCATCCGGGGTGGAGATAAATAATGCCCAGCCTTGTTTGTCCGCGAGGGCCGGGCGGATTACCTCGAACCAGACTTCCGCGTCCATAAATGCGGCTTCGTCGAGTACAACTCCAGCGAGGCTTCTGCCTCGTAGGGCCATGGCGTTTTCAGTGCCCTTCAGTTCGATCGTCGAGCCGTTCACCAGCTCGATCTTGAGGTCCGTTTCGTTCTTTGCCTTGATCCAGGCTTTCGGGACCAGGCGTTTCAGCACTTTCCAGGCAATGTCTTTTGCCATCCGGTATGTAGGGGCGGCATAGAAAAAGGTTTCGCCCGGCCTTTCGATCGCCCCACGCAATAACTCGATACATGACAGGTAGCTCTTGCCGAACCGTCGGCCAGCTACCAATACTCTGAAGCGTTTTCGGCTGGAGAAAACTTCGCCTTGGGCGTAGCGAAGGGTGAGTGCTCCAGCAGAATCGGGCATTTTTATGTATGGGGGTACTTTCTAGGGTATTACAGGAATCGAACCCCTGCCCCGGTGTAGTACAGAAGAAGAATTTGAGAATGTGTCAGTAGGTTCCCTGGGTGGCGTCCCGCCGCGGGCAGCGCCGAACCCTACCCCCTAGTGCAGTTGTACTACGCCGCGAGCAGCCGTCGCACCGTGGTGCGTGAGCAGCCGAGGCGATCGGCAATGGCTTGCTGTGTCAGGCCGGCGCGGCGCCAGCGCCTGGCGCGTTGCTGGCGAGACTCGCTGGCCCAGAGCAGGATCAGCAGAGGGAGCAGGATCAGCGCCAGCAGGAGAGCGGCGCAAGTGGTGATGGTGGCCATGGTGTGGCGTGGGTAGTGGTGGGATGGGGCCGGGCGTGGCCGGCCCGCAGTTATGGGATCAGTTGAGCACGCGACAATCGCGGCGAGCGTAGAAATGGGGAAGACGATCAGTCAGGCGGCCGGTGTTGTGCAGCATCTCAGCGATGCGCACCAGGGAATCGCCAGCGTGGAGGCGGCCATCCGCTTGCCAGCGGGTCAGCTCAGCGGCGATTGCGTTGAGGGTGTCGGTGTGGTCGATCATGGGAGGGTTTCCCTTGGGACTCCGTTAGTATAGCACACGAGAGCGGCGGGTGCGGGCTCTCATGTAGTATTCTGTAACATCAGCAATGCTTATCTGCCGAGCACGAGCAGACGGCACTCGGCCGCCGATCGGCCGGCAGACTCGCAGCGTGCCAGCTGGTTTGCATTGTCAGCGCCCATAGCGAGCACCGCACAAGCGGTGAGCACAGCGGCCAGGGTGAGAAGGCGATCCATGAGGGAAGCGGGGTTAGCTTGCCTCCTATTGTCTCACACTATCGGCCGAGGGTCAAGGCTGCCGGCGATCCTCCACCGTGATCTCCAGGCGAGGCGCTGCAGCGGCTGCGGCTTCCGGTGCAACCTCACCAACCACAGCGCCAAGGTCGCGTAGCAATAGCTGAGCGGTGCCAAACTGCTTTGCCCGGATCGCGCCATCGATGCAGCGAAGACGCATCTGCTGGATGCGTGAGACCGTTTTGTCTCTTTCTGTTTGCCAATCCGACTCATTCCAGCTCTGGACAACTGCGTAGTCGCGCCAAGCGGTACTTACGCTTACACCTTCACGTGTCGCGTGTTCATACACCAAAGCCCGTGCACTTTGACCGCTCAGCTGCTTGAGAAACAAGCGCCGTTGCCGTTCTTCTATCCAAGCGTCAGGATTGCGCCGACCGTATGGGTGCGGCTTATTGCCTACAGCTTCCGGCGCAACATCCGGCGCCACGTTGTTAGCTTCCGGTGCGTCGCTCACTGTTAAAATCTCCGGCCTGTTTGCTTCAATCTTAAGCTCTAACCTTGCAAGCGGCCGCAGGCCGCGCAGCAAAAAGCCCGACCTACTGGCCGGGCCGTTGATCGGTAGCGCTGTCGCTAGGAAAGCGGCAAGCTGTAGGGGAATCGCGCCAGCTTGCGAGCCTCTGTCAAAGTGCGGCAAGCCTTGCGCACATAAACCGAGCCAGGGTCAGAACCGAGCCAGCCGGTGACGTGGTAGGCGCAATGTTGCCACCACACCACTAGACCGGTGCGCTGATTCGTTTCTATGTATCCGCAACGGAACGCGTAAGGGGTGAGCGTACCGCTAGCGGTAAACAGGGTAGGGGTCGCCATCGCTCAGAACCCCACGCAGTACGTATCGGAATCGATGCTGTGGCAGGTGAGAGCCTGCCACTCCACACCGGCTTTGGTGGCTGCCCGAAGCGCAGCTGTAATGGGGCCTTCCTCAAATGTGGCCGACCCACGCCAGGTAGTGGTGGAATCGCGTTTGATCGTCGCAAACCAGCGGGAACCGCGAGTATCGGTCGCGCCCGCGTAGCGCACAACTGCGCAAGCGCGGGAGCCGCTTACGTGGGTTCCAGTCCAATGAAAAGTGTTTTCGGTCATGGTGGGAGCCTATGGGTGGGGTCTCGTGAAATACACTACAGCATCAGCGGCCATCAGGCAAGCGCCGGCACCGGATTAAGGTTTGATTCCAGATCATCACGCCAGCGCATACCGGCAGACCCGGCAGCCCCGGTAGCCCGCCAGCGGCTCCAGCAGAACTGAGCGTAGGCTTCGGCATCGCTGAAACGGCCGAAAGTCTCGTGGCTGTCCCATTGCTGGGCAAAACAGCCGTTAAAACGCTCAAAACAAGACGGCGAGGCACCATCAGGCCAGACGCTCCAGCTGTAGGCAATCAGACGGACGCGGTAGCCATCGTCTAGCTCGCGAACAATCTCCATCTCAGCCGCCAGCCCTATGTAGTCGCTCTGACTCCATGGGTGCTGATAAATAGAAGTGCTGGCCCCCTCGGGGTAGCCGTACTGGTTGTCGTAGTGAAGCTGTAGAAAGTCCGTCTCCTGCGCAGGGACAGGATGGATCCAAAGGTCGCGGGCCATGGGTGAGCCTCGGGTGAACTTGCCCACAATACTACATCAGAGCCAGCTGGCAAGCCTTGCGCCCCGTGGTAGTGTTAGAGGGTAACCCTCACCCATAGGGCAATGACAACCCAATCAAAAAGCCTCCGGCTCGCTGATCAGCTCAGCTCCAACCCCTACGCATGGCCTGGCGGATACCCCCTTTTCGGCATCTTTAACGATGGCGGGGCGTGCTGCAGCAAGTGCGCCAGTGCTGAGCGTGAACTGATCGCCACCACGTCAGGGAATGACGGATGGGGCCTAGTGGCAATAGAGGCTAACTGGGAGGATCCCGAGCTTTATTGCTCGTGCTGCAGCGCCCGGATCGAATCCGCCTATGCGGAGCCCCAGGAATGAGCGGCGGCGAGTGGACGACGAAAGGGCGTCAGCGCGAAGCGCGCGAGGCTGAGCGGGAGCAGTTGCGACTTGAGAAGCGCCACCTAAGGGATCTGCGTTGGGCAATTGAACGCTCCGGCGTAGAAACCTCGGATTGGGCCGACCTACTGGCTTTGCAGGCTGCCCACGGCAAGGAAGGCCCGCTCCAGCTGTGGCGGGAGCTTGTGCCGTACTGGCGGGATTGCCAACGCCTTAACGGCGGAGCTGACATACCCGCCGAACTTTTTCCACAAGGTATGGGTATTTTTCCGCGCGGCGATTCCGCACCGGCCCCAGCTGCCCCAGCTGTAAGGTCACGGGCAGGTAAGGGGGCACCGCGTAAGGTTCGCTCCGATGCTGGCAAAGCTCAGCCATCGCGCAAACGCTCCAGCTGATACGCTCCAGCCCTGGCCTTATGGTCGGGGCCTTTTTGTTGCCCTTGCTTTGAGAATGATTCTCATTCCCATTCTCAATGAGACTCATGAGACGCAATGTGCGAAGCCCGGAGGGCTGAGCACCAGCAGACCTCCCACCGTGGGAGGATCGGGCGCCTATAGGTATTGGCGATCTAGGCAATACGTTCCAGCTATAGGCAATATGAATGGCCGAAACAATATATGAATGGCTTTTCGTCGAGGGCGCCAGCCCGAGACATGAATGGCTTTTCGTCGAGGCCGTTAGGCCGAGACATGAATGGCGTTTTGCAGCTGGTCGAAGTAAAGCTCCACCCTGGCCATGAATGACTTTTCGGCGTTGTCTAGTTCAGCTCGGGTCATGTAGTGAATGTTGGGATTGCCGCAGCGGCGTGCCAACACGATGGCTGCTCCAGTTGGTTTGAGGCCGGTTAAGTAGGTGAGGCCGAGGCTGTAGGCGCCGCACTGGTCGATGTATGAATGGCCGGGCGGGAGGCGTTCCAGGCCGTCATCGTCGAGCTTGGTTTTGCGGCCCACGCTGGTCTTCCAGTCCGCCAGCACCAGCTCGTTATTCTTCAGCCCCACCAAGGCGTCACAGGTGCCAGCAAAGCCGGCTGGGTGGTGAATGGAAAACTCGCTGGCAAAAATCTCCGTGACGTTTTCGGCGATCCAGTCGGATAAACCTCGGGCGTAGCCAGATGCGCTCCAGCCCACCCTGGGAACATTGGGGCGGACTCGTTTGAGTGCCCACTGCGTGATGGGGGCAGGAATACGTGCCAGGCCCTGTTCGTCCCAGCGTATGGAGTTGCGCTTGTTTGCAGTGGAACGTGCCAGCTGCATGGAGCACTTCAGCAAATACTCCGCTTGACCGTGGGCCATGTTGCCTCGGGTTGCTGCAACATTCCGCTGGCAACTTGCTTCGACGGGTCCCAGGCGGGCTTCCCATCGTTCCAGTCCGGTTTTGTCGCTTGTTTCCTTTAGGATGTGTGTAACACTATGGTAAATGTTGTTATTGATGTCCCGGTAGACCCGGAAGGGGCCTGAATTGTCTTGCTCCAGCCTCCATTTACGCAGTGATGCCAGTGTGTCTTGCGTATTGGAGGCCATCTGGATAGTTTTTCCCAAATGGATTCTACTACCAGTGTCAACCCCACTGGGCTGCCATGGCCGCCGCGATACCTGTGTAGGTGCGACTGCGTTCTTTCCAGCGGTCAGGTCCGGGGGGCATACGGTGGACTTTGTTTTCGCGGCCTTCAACGACATTTGTAGGTGCCAATAGGGGGAGATTTTTTAGCCATAGGCAGGTAGCTTTTGTTTCTCCGTGTCCAAATTGCCACGGTTGGATTATTTGACTGGGTTTTCTTATGCGACTTGAAATTATGGATACCGGATTTTCTAGTGCTATGCGTTCCACTGGAGCATCAAGCAAAAGCCGAACAAAATCAAGTGCTTGCTGTTGCTCTACCTGTTTATCTTTGAACCACCGGGCTCCGCTTACGGCTAAATGTGTGCAGGGAGG